ATACGCTAGAACTACCTTTAAATGTTTGTTTATCGTACATATTTATTATAAATTCTCTTTCAAATCCCATAATAACCTTTCCGATACTCTCATAAGTATCTATCTACCCACATACATGGGCAGTTAGATATTTACAAATAAATATCTTGCTTTAATTTATTGTATACATTTAGTTCATGTCTTTCTCTTTCACGAGTAGTCATGTACTTGTATGGTTTATTTATTGCACGTATTAATCTACGTAAACGATAAGCTCTATATAATTTTTTCATAATATCCTATCTGATACTCTTATAAGTATCCTACACACCCCCATTTACGAGGGTGTGCGAGATAATTACTAGCTTACAAGTGCTTTTTTCTTCGCCCAAGCTTTTTTACCTCTAGCTGAACGGATTGCAGTCAATCCCTCAGGGGTAATGTACTTGAGTGTAGCGTCTGCACCCATCAATTTAACCATATCTTGTGCGTCTGTGTAGTTTTTAGTCATATGAGAAACAGTATTTTCACCTGTTAACTCGTTTATGTCTGCTACCTGCACGTTGGATACAAAGTATTCCTTGTTTTCATTGTCTTTGACAATGAAGTATCCTTTGATTGGCGTATTATCGTCCTTACGAACGTTGTATACGGTTGTCGTATCTGTATTTATCAATTTGCTCATTTCTGAACTCCTTTTCGTATGTGTTATGTGTACTTTGACGCTCTCACATACAAGAGAACGTCAACCTACACACAGTAGGTGAGATATCGGATATCTACTTCATCGCTCCACCACAATGGGTTCATGCTTTGTTTTTTCAGGGGGGATATGTATTTAATCCCCTTAACTCGTTAAGGGGTTAAATACTATATGTTGTCGGCTAACCGTCAATTTCGCCATAGTGATTTTCAATTGTAAGCAATACGTTTTGGATAATATCCTCACTCGCACTACATACACCAAGTGTTGTTTCTACAACATCTTTTATGTCATCACGTATGGACGTAGTATCGTCATCATTACTTTCAAGGTACTGTTTAGCACGTTGTTGCATGATTTTATTTTTTTCTTCTTCAGACAAGCCCATTTCGGCTCCTTTCTCTTATAGGGATTTAATCCCCCTACTTTAGTAGGGGGTTAAATACCCTAACTTTCTTGCTCGGCAACCAATAGTTCATCGTTTGCTAAGTCAACGTTTATTTGTCTATAACAACTAGGACAATAATATTTACTTCTAATAAAATTACCGTCATCAATGTTTATTGAACAGTCAAAGTTATATAGGAAGTTTCCACAACTCTCAAAATTCTCACAAACCATTCTCGGCTCCTCTCTCTCTCTTATAGGGATTTAATCCCCTTACTACGTAAGGGGTTAAATACCCTAAAACTTCAACCCTTTCGGCACTAATGAACTATGTTCATAAGAAAAACCTACATCGTCCTGCCCCGTAGAAAACAACTCAATTTCGCCGTCTATTGCGTAAGGCATTATGAGTGACGTATTCCACACGTGACAGTCTTTAGTAGGACATACGAGTAAATGAATGATGTCGGAGACAACTTCGCCGTCATATAACTCTATAAAAGAGTTAAAAGACAAGTAGGTGTTCTCGTAACCTGCGTCAACCATAGGGTTGTCACATTTACATTCATAACCTCTGTCAAAGAATTTGTCTTTATCCATGATTTTTGTATCAATTTTCATCTCGGCTCCTCTCAACAGGACTAATGTATTTAATCCCCTTACTTTAGTAAGGGGTTAAATACTATTATCTCCCCCTCAAGGCACAGCTCTCCCCTACCTCATCTAGTGGTTGTTGCCGATGACACTACATCTAGTGCATACCATATCTAGTGGTGTTTCCCCTAACTACCTACTAAGTATCTAAGAGTTCATATCTCTTTAGAAGAAGTTAACTTAACTACATATAGGGGTATTTAATTAACGTACTACCATATCTAGTATGTATATTGTGTAACTTAGAATCATAAGACACTTCACAGTAACTATACATGTCCATACACCTACACGATACGTGTCTATGTGTATACGTATGACCCACACATGTTAATGTGCCACCCCCCTGTATATATATGTAAGTAGAAAAAAATATACTAGTAAAACGTTGTAACTAAAGGGGTTTTGGATATAGCGGGCTAATAAAAAAAGCAAGCTTTGATAGAAACTTTTAGCTAGTCCTTGAGTATCTGGTTTGCGTTACTACGTTATCGTTTGACCGATTCCAGACTTTCAGTATCCCGATTACTACTTTACTTGTAACTAATTAATGGGTTTCTATGTTTGTAATTATTAGTATGTTACCATATAATTATCATTACACAAACATTTACAAAAAGCATAGGAATATATGTCTAAAAAGATATGTCACGCTACTAATTGTAGGAAACGTTTAACAGCCGGTAAATCAAAATATTGCTCTGCTCCTTGTCAACGTAAGCAATACATGAGGGAGTACAGACATAATAAGAAGCAGGATAAACCTATAAACAGTAAATACTCTGCACTTACTCCTATGAAGGGCAAATACTATAACGAGTACATAGATAAAGGTTTAGCTGACTTAGTCATGAATGGTGAGCTAACTGCCACTAAAGCTGCCGAAGCCCTTGGTTGCCCTATTGCTACTGTTTCTAAGATGAATGCTGCTTACCAGATTGATTTGCAGAACAAATTAGATGCGGAAGGTTGGTCTGTGCCACAGGAGGCAGAACAAGCATTAGAAAATTTTTCTACGTTTCGCAACAAGTACTTTGCTACAGAAACAGGAGAGAAGTATGAGACTGCAAACTTTCATGAGAACTGGATAAACAAGATACTTAAGTCTATAGACGAGGGGGGCGAACTGTTAGTACTGTCTCCGCCACGTCATGGTAAGACAGAACTGTTAATACACTTTGCCGTCTATCAAATATGTAAGAACCCTAACACTAGGATTATGTGGGTAGGTGGTAACGAGGACATAGCTAAGAACGCTGTATCTGCTGTACTTGACCAACTAGAAAGTAATGAACAATTACAAGAAGATTTCTGTGAACCCGGCAAATCATTTAAACCAGACAATAGGTCAGGTAAGATGTGGGCTAGCAATCAGTTTACTGTAGGTACAAGAACAGTTCCGGGTATTAAATCACCGACAATGGTTGCAGTTGGTAAGGGTGGAAAGATACTTTCTCGTGACTGTGACCTAATAATTGCAGATGACATTGAAGACCATCAAACTACAATGCAACCCGGTGCTAGAGAAAACACTAGACAATGGTGGACTACAACACTCTCTAGTCGTAAAGAGGAACACACAGCTGTAGTTGTAATTGGTTCACGACAGCATCCTGATGACTTGTATCATCACTTACTTAACAACGAAGCATTTGAAAGCATAGTAGAGACAGCACATGATTTGACTTGTCAACTACCTGAAGCTAGTGATGAAGAACATACTGATTGTATGTTATGGGAAGGTAAGCGTACACATAAATGGTTGATGTCACGATTACGTGCAGCAGAAACTACAGGTGGTAAACAGATATTTGAAATGGTGTACTTTAATCAGTCTTATGTAGAAGGCACACAAATATTTAGTCCTGATGCTATTGACGCTTGTAAAAGACAAGAATTAGTTGTTGGCGAAATACCTAAACAATTACAACTTGTTGCAGGTCTTGACCCTTCTAGTTCAGGATATCAAGCTGCATTTCTTTGGGGTATAGATACGTTTAACTCAGAATTATATTGTATAGATATAGATAATCAAAAAGGTGGTGGTGTTAGAGCAGCTGCACAAGTTATCTCTGACTGGTATCACAAGTATGACTTAGCACATTGGATTATTGAAGAAAACGGTTTTCAGACTGCTATACGTCAAGACGAAAACATCAAAGAGTTTGTATTACGTACAGGTATTCTATTACAAGGACACTTAACAGGAAAAAACAAACATGACCCACTTTATGGTGTAGGTGCTATGTCAGAATTGTTTGAGGCAAATAAAATACATTTACCCTATGGCAATGCCGAAAGTCAAGCTAAAATAGATAGTTACAAAAGACAGTTAGTATACTTTGATGGTAAACCTGTTTCTAGTAGGAATAAACATAAGACTGATATTGTTATGTCTAGTTGGTTCCCAATGAAAGTATTTAGACGAGTACAGAAAGAACACTTAGCAGAAGTTGGAATGGAATACAAACCAAGTTTTACTGGTTATAATGTTACTGATATGAATGATGCACCATGGCAATAAATTTAGATAAAAAATCTGCTGAAGAAATCATAGATGCTGCGCAAGAATTAGTCGCAGGTGGTTCTTCTAGCAATAGACAAACTAATAAATATAGAATAAGAGCAATCCTTAATGGTGGTGCTGATGGTATTAAAGCATTATTAGGTAATCAAATGGATACTGCTGATTCAGATTTACTTCCTGCACCAAACTTATTGCAGTCTGGTATTGACAGACTTGCACAAAAAATATCTGGTGTACCTAACATACGTGTAGATTTAATGAACAATAACGATAGTGACCGTGCTAGAAAACGTGCTGATAAGCTAGAAAGAATAGTTGCTTCCTATGATGAGAAGCAAAGACTTAACTTACAGTTAGCACAAGCTGCTAGATGGTTACCGGGTTATGGTTATTGTGCATGGATTATTACACACAAACAAGATAAGAATGGTTTCTTGTATCCTACTGCAGAACTACGTGACCCCTATGACACATATCCGGGTAACTTTGGTCCAGACCAAAAACCACAAGAACTAGCAGTATTAAGAAGTGTACCTAGATGGAAACTTGCACAAATATATCCTGAATATAAAAATGTTATTTTAAAACCTAATAAACCTAAAGGGTCTCCTAACACAAGTACATCTCTTATTGGATATACAGATTCAACACAAGATGGTGATTGGGAAGATAATACAGGTCAAGGTGTAAGTATAATTGAATACTATGACATAACTGGTACATACATTGTATATCCAGAAACAAGACAACTTTTTGATTATATACCTAACACACTAAGTACAACACCGTTTGTATTTATGAAACGATTTAGTTTTGACGAACTTAAAGGTCAATACGACCACACAATAGGTTTAATGTCCATGATGGCAAAGATAAATATTATGTCTGCTATTGCAATGGAAGATAGTGTATTTACAGAAACAAATATTTCTGGTGAGTTAGAGAGTGGACAATATCGTAAAGGTAGATTTGCTGTTAACTATTTAGCTCCGGGTACACAAGTATCTAAACCTGCAAATAACATACCTTATCAATTATTTCAACAAGTAGATAGATTAGAAAGACAGCTTAGATTAGTTGGTGGTTATCCAGTAACTGATGATGCACAGTCTCCTTCTAGTGTAACTACTGGTGCAGGTCTTGCAGAACTTAATTCATCTATGTCATTAATGATTAATGAATATAGAGAGATTATAAAAGTCGGTATATCAGAAATGGATTCTAAAAGATTAGAACTAGATGAAGTACTTGCTGTAGAAACAGGTACACAAAGTAAACCTATGGCAGGTTATTTTAACGGAACATCTTTTTCAGAAAACTATAAACCACTTAGTGATATAGGTGGAGACCATAGAACAAGACGTATCTACGGTGTTATGGCAGGATTTGATGAGCCACAAAAAATAGTTACAGGTTTGCAATTAGTACAAGCAGGTATTATTGATACAGAAACTTTACAAGATAATATTGATGGTCTTGAGAATGTAGGCAAAGTACAAGAACGTATACGTAAGAATAAAGCTGAAAATGTTTTATTTGATAGTGTTCTTGCTAGGTCAGCAGAAGGAGACCCACAAGCCACAATGGCAGTTATAGCTATATATGAAAATCCAAACGCTATGACAGAAATACTAAAACAATTTTATACTCCAGAAGAACCACAGATGTCTCCAGAGCAAATGGCATTAATACAACAACAACAAATGATGCAAGCTCCACAGGGACCACCGCCAGATATGGCTGCTGCTTTTGGATTAGCATAATGAACCAAGAATTTGTTGAAGCAGAGTTTTGGAGTATCGTAAATGAAGAATACGGAGATACTCAAGTAGTATCTTTTGAACAAGCATACGAAATACTAAACCCCTATCCGGGTGTTTATGTTGTAATAATGGAGGAACATGGCGAAGAAAAGAGGTAGAGGTGGATACAGACAACCTAGTAAACCTGCTGCTGTAAGTGGTCCGGGTGCATTATCACAGAGAACTGATGGTGGAGCAGGTAACAGTAAACAACCTATAAGAAGAATACCGGGTGTAGCTTATGGTGAACAAAAAGGTTTATCTCAGCAACAAGCTGCAGCGCCATTACCTGTAGCACAACAAGGACAAATACCTGTAGGTAATACAACAGGTGCAACTCCAAACGTTTTTGGAGCAACAGAGTTTCCTAATCAACCAATTACAGAAGGCGCAATGTTAGGTGCAGGTTCACCTCCAATGCAAGCAATAGATGAAGACGCTAATATGTTACTTGCCGCAATGTATCAAGTAATGCCTAATTCAATTATATCGGAGTTGATTAATCAAGGTAGCGAATAGTGTTCTTCCCTGACCCAATATTTGAACAATCACAAGTAGCTAGTAACGTTGCTAGAAATAAAAAGTTTAAAAACTTAAAAGAAAATCTTAACGATGTTGACCCACCAACGTTAATAGCGTTTACACAAAAGTATCCTAACGCACCACAAAGTTTATTAATTGGTTTTACACAAGTAGGAGCAGACCCTAATTCAGCTGCAGTAGAAGAAGTAGTGGATAGATATTCTATATCACAATCTGAACAAGCAGCTAAACAATGGGAGTTAGCTTCTACAGATGGACAAGGCAATCCTTTAATGCCAGAACATCAAGACATGACATTAAACTTAGCAAAAGCACTTAAAGGAGATGCACAGTTAGGTGTATGGGCATTACTTGGTTTTGAGAGTATGGGCGAAAAAGTAATTAAAATAAATCGTCAACTTAAATACGTTGCTGATTTACACGCATACGACAGCATGCTTGAAAGTGGTATGTTACCAACAGAAGCACAAGAAAATTTAGCTATGTATGTAAGTAATACACAAGTACCTGATATTGGTAAAGATAAAGGTACTTGGGGTGAACTTAAAGAATATACAAAAATGTGGGGAGAAGCTAACAAACTTGCAGGAGAAACTGCATTTAGTGCTGCATTTAGAGAAGCATGGAATGGCAACCCAGTTAACTTTGATAGAGATAGAAAATTTATATTTGAAAGTTTATTAGCTGAAGATGACATACGTTATCAACGATTACTTGATATGGGTCTAAGTGAAACAGAAGCTAGAAAATTATATTATGACAATGTAGGTACACCTATAAAAGCTAATGAAGCATTAGGCATGCAAGAATACACAAGTTTATCTAGCCCTAATAGAATACAATTTTTTGAGGGTAGAAAATCTAACTATGCACCGGGTAATAACATTAACGATATGTTTAGTATTTCTAATTGGTGGAGACAAAAACAAGGATTAGATACTGGAGTATTACAACCGTATTCACCGGGAAGACAAGTTGCATATAATGTAACTCCAAGTGGAACAACAGCAGCAAATACCTTGTCAGGAATTATTGACGGAGGAATTAGATTACTTGCAGACATACCTTTGTCTAAAGGAATATCTACTATAAATAAATTAAAACAAGCTCCTATTACTGTAGATAAATTACTTGATTCACAAAAAGCTGCAAAAGTAGATAATTATTTAAATACTTTTAATAAAAATATTAATGAGTTAGAAGATTACGTTGACCCGTTTTCAAATAAAAAACCATTAATAAGTGGTAAAAATGGTCAACTTATTAGAAAGTTTAAAGGTGACGAAGGTAGAGAATACGCTGCAGGTAGAAAACTTTATAAACAAGCAGGTGTTATAAGTGGTACTAGAAAATCTTTATTTAGAAATACAACACAAGATTTGATGAACTCCCCATTTGGTAGAAAAATAACTAAAGCTTTAACAGAAGAAAATAATGTTGCTAAATTAATGACTACTCCGGGTCTTCATAATTTAGATTACACAATAAATAAACAAATAGCTGATGCAACAGATTATTTAGAAGTAAGACAAATATTAGATAATTTATTTGATACAGGTGTAATTAATCAATTACCGGGTAAACAATCAGGATTAACCAATGCAGTATTAAGAACATCAGCATTAAAAGGTAAAGAATTATTAGATAGTACAAATCCTATTAAACAAACAATAGGTAAAGGTTTAAGTGCTATAGGAAAAGAAGACGCTGCTTTTTTAAGTGCTAGCTCTGGAATTGTGAGTGCAGGTAAAAAAACAGCTAATGTTATAGGACGTAATTTATATGGTAGACAAGCTAAAAGTCCTGATGCGTTTAGTGAACTTATGGGCTTTAGTGCAAATATCCGTTCAGGTTACAAACCTTATTTAAACAAAATATTAAGTGTTACTCCCGATGAAGGATTGTCATTTACTAATAGAGATAGTGCTGTACGCAATCTTGTATCACATATGCAAGTTACAGGATATAGTTATGATGCAATGAAACCTATAGTTGATGAGTTAATAGCTATACCAGAAGGTAACTTTGAAGCAATACAAAACTTTGCATATCAACAAATATTAAGAGATGAATTTATTATGCAACAAACTGGTGAAAATTTTGCAACACAAAGAATTGCTAAAAAAATATTTGAAAGTAACGCAGACATTAGAAAATATTTTGTTGATAGTTTAACTGGAGACAACATGCCATTTGTTGGTGATGTAATGGAAACTATTGTTCAACGTGGACCAAACGGTGAAGAAATAAATATGGTTGTACCATCATTACATTTATTAGCTGAATCTTCAGAATTAATGGCACCATTAGTAGATTACAGATTAATTAACAGAGCATTAGGTAAAGTATTTACAACATACGGAAATGATTTTGAAAGTGGTTTGTTATCTAATCTTACTCATACTGGTAAAAATATGTTAAAAGCATTCAAAGGTGGCGAAGACTTTACAGGAATTATTCCAAGTAAAAACTTAACAGATGATGCTTATACTTTGACATTAGATTACATGACAAGAAATGTATTTAAACCATTAGTACTTCTTAGAGGTGCTTGGTTTGTTCGTGTATTTATGGAAGAAAGTATGAGAATGGCTGCTGCAGGACTTGACAATATGTTTGTACATCCTGCTAGTCACATGATATGGGCTAGGTCACATGGTCAAGCAGGTAGGTTATCTAAGAAATTTTTAGGAGAAAATGCCGGTGGTATTGACAGCGCAAAGATTAGAGAAACTCTTGAATACAAAGAAGTTACTAATAGTGTTTGGTCAGCAGGTGCATTAAAAGGTAGACCTACTAGAGGTTCTAGTATGGGTAGAGATTTTATAGAAGTTAGACCGGGTGAAAGAGGATACGATAAAGCTATTGGTACAGAATTAATACAATTACGTAATGACCCTATAGCTAGATATTTAGCTGCTAATGGATTTAATGACGCATCTAAAGCATGGTTTAGAAGTGCAGAAGCATTGCCACTTAGAAAAGAATTAGCAAGATTAGGTGGTAATAGAATGGAAGGTATTGTCACTAATGCACGTGATGCAGATGCTTACCTAGCTTCTGTAGAAGCAAGAATAAGAATTAAAACTGGTGAACAATTAGTTGAAGGTACTAACTATATTGCAGGCGATAAATACAGTTACAAGTTTGGAACGTATGGTGGTAATCAAAATTTAAGAAATGCTATAGCTACTGGTAAATTAGAACTACCTAGAGGTAAAAAAGTAGGCAAAGCTAACGTTGTTGATTTTTTACCTGATGTATCAAAAGAATACACAAAAACACAACTTAATAAAATTTATGAAGGTTTGTCTTATTACATAGATGAAGGTGTAAATTTTGGTTTAGTAAAAGGTTCTAGACCACAAACAAATGTTACTGGCTTTTTAGGTAAACTAGAAAACAAACTAGATACATATACTGATATAGCTTTTAAACATCTTATGACAAAACCTAATGCTTATCTTTCTAGGTCTGTTGTTTGGAAACAATATAGATGGCAATGGGTTAACGATAACTTTATGGACATGTCACCTAAACTACAGAAAAAATTTATTAAAGAAGCTCAAGAAGCTAAAATACCTAAAAAAGTTATAGATGAAATGCGTGGACAAAAAGGTGTAGCTACTGGAAAAATAGATGATTATGATTTAGCCAATGTACAAAGCAGGGCTTATGGATTATCTGCTACTAAAGAATTATTGTATGACGCATCTAAAAAACATTTATTATCAGACATAACTAGAAACATATTTCCTTTCCCTGAAGTTTGGTTTGAGTTAGCACAAACTTGGAGCAAAATACTTATAGCTAATCCTTATAGAGCTAGACAAGCACAGTTGTTTAGTACAGGAGCTAAAGGTTCTAATACTAACGAATATACTGGAGAAGGATTTTTTGCACCAGACCCTAATGGTTCAGGTTCAGAAATGTTTGTGTATCCGGGTATGGATTTTTTAAGCAATGCAATATTTGGTAAAGATAGTGGAGTTAAAGTAGCTCCACAAGGTTTTGTATCAGGTATTAACTTATTAGGACAAGGTTTTGTACCGGGACCATTACCGTATTTTGGTGTACTTGCAGATACAGTATTACCTAGACACGGTATAGGTAAAGAAGTAAGAGGATTGCTTTATGGAGAATTTGGACCACCATCATTAGGAGATGTAGTTCCATTTCCTGCATGGCTTGAAAAAATATTAACTGCAGTAGGTGCCGGTGATGATAGACAACAATTACGTGCATCTACAACTATTGATGTTTATAGATACGGTAAAGCAGTTGGTAGGGATAAAGCATTAGCAGAACAAGGTAAACTAAATAAATATTTGAATAAAGGTATGAGTTTAGACGATGCTTTTATGGCGTATTCTAAACGACAAGCATCACAACTTTATTTATTTAGAGGATTATCTCAATTCTTTTTACCTACAGGTTGGACACCAAGATATTACATTGAAGATAAAAATGGTCAATATTGGGGTGCGCAAATACTAGCTAATGAATACAGAGAGCTAGTTGATAAAAATGATAGTGACGAAATAGCAGGAGCTAATGAATTTTTAAGAACTTACGGTATGGAACACGGTTGGTTAACAGCTCCTAAAACACAATCTAAAGTAGGTAAACAATCTTTTACTGATAGAGTATTAGAGTTTCAAGATAAAAATAAAGAATTACTTGAAACTTTAGGATTATCTAAATGGTATGTATTACCAGATAGTCCTTATGACGAACGTAACTATGCAAATATGTATGAATCATTTAATAAAGGAAATAGAGTAACTTTGTCACCAGAAGAATATCAAAGACAAGTAAATGATACACTTGGTTATTTTCAATATACAGGGTTTAAAGAACAAGTAGAAGCTATGGATTTATCTAATGCAGATGAAATACAAGTGCTAAGAGTTTATAGAAATTATCTAATTGAACAACTACCGGGTTTTATGAGTGATTATGGTTCTATTAATCCAGTTAAAGCAAAAGATGTTTTAAAAGAAATGCAAGCAAAATGGACTACAAATGAGCTAGTATTAAAACTAGAGTCTGGAAAAGCGTTTGCTGAGTTTAACCCTATATGGGAAGAAGCAGGCAAAATTTCGGAAAGTTATGGTTTTAGCGATAGTTGGTGGCTAACGAGTTCTGCACCAGAAGCAAAAGCATTGAGAATGGGAGTAGCCCAAATCGCTAGAAGTATAACTAAAGAATATCCAGACTTTAAATATATATGGATAGGTGTTTACAGTAGATTGTTTAGAGATGATACTGAACTAATAGGAATATTTAATGACAGTTGAAGAATTAATTAAACAAAAATTTGGTGTTTCTGTAGAGGAATTTATACAAACACATTCTGTCATAATACCTTCACAGTTTGGCGTTATTGTAAATGCTATAGATGCCAATGACCCTGAAAAATTACAAGAAATATTTGATAAAATTGATGGTATAGACCCTACTGATGTAGATGCTACTGAAGGTGGTAAAGATTTTTCTACAGTTGAAGATAAAATAGCTGAAGGTCAACAACAAGTTTTGGAACAATTAGGCGCTCTTGGTGGTCAAAGAAAAATTTATACTAAAAACGATGAAGGTAAATTTGTACTTCAAACAATACCTAGTAATTTTGCTAATGGTTTTACTGCTTTATTTAATATAAGTCAACAACCAGAATTATTAGCAGAATTACAAGATAGTTTTATAAAAAACGGAGTAGTAGAAGCAGATTACTTTGATGATGAAGATGAAGTGTTTGGAGAAAAAACACAAGCTGTTTTATCTTTAGTCATGGAGTATGCAGACAATACTATATTTATACAACAAGATAGTGAAGATGGTCAAAAACTTATTGAACAACATGGTTCTACATATGGTTTCTTAGAAGGAGACCCTGATAATGTAGCGTTTAGTATGGCTGTATTAGACTTAGCTATAGAAGGTGTATCTCAAAGTGTTAAATCACAAAAAGAAATGCAGGAAAAACTAGCAGACGAACAAGCTGTACAAGTACTTGCATCACAATACGATGTACCTAGTGATTTAGAAATGGAAGAAACTATTGATGAATTGTTTGGAAGTATTGTACCTAGAGATGCTACTGCTGCAGAAAAAGCAAGATACAGCACTAGACTTGCAGAACTTTATTCTCCAAGATTTAAAGAACTACAAGCATTAGAGAAAGCTATAAGGACTAATAACATATTTGAAACTGTAAGTGTTACTAAACCATTTGAAGGCAGAATGGTTACTGGACAAGAAGAACAACTTAAAACAGATATATTTCAAATTACAGACCCCGAAGCTGTTATACAATCAGAAATACAAGAAGATTTGAGTGCTGAAGCTAGCGCAATAGAACAGGGTAATGCAGCTAGAAGACAACAGTCATCATTAATAGCAGCTATGTTAGGACAGATATAATGGAAAACACACCATTTGACGAACACATGGCAGGTACAACTGATGCAGAGATAGCAGAGTGGTATGGAGAAAAGTATGGTAAAGATTATATTACTGATACTAAAACTATGACAGCTGCTCAGATAAATGATATAAACACAGAGTTTAAAACAGATGTAGCAAAATCTTTTGTAGACGATACAGATGAAGTTGCATTGTCTGCTAGAGAATGGCTTAATGAAAACACATCAAGAGGTGTAGACCCTACAGCACAAATAGATGATACATTAGCAGGACTAGAACAATCTAATGCAGATATGTTTCCTGACAATTTAGAAGAACTTGATTTTGATGGACCTGATATAACATTAAACCCTGATGGTTCTACTACTGAAAAAACTCCAAATATGATAGTAAATGAAAATGTACCTATAGAAGATTTTAAAATAATGTTTGGAGGTAATCCTTATGAAACTAAATTGCCAAAAATATTAGATGATTTAAAAGGTACAAATGTATATAAAAGAACTCAATTCATGTTCCATAGTTTAGAGTTAGAATACCAAGATAGACAAAAATTTAAAAAATTAGTAACTCAGCAGTACGACATCTTTTACGAATTTCTAAAAGAAAATCCTGATTTAACTCTTAAACAAAAAAATGACTATTTAGATATGATAAATGATAGAGTACTTAAACTTGATGAGAAATATTTAAAAATCAATCGTAAAAATGATGTAGATTTGTCTTTAGAAGAATTAACAATATACGATAATGCAATAGAAGATGATTTTAAAAATTTAAAAAATAAACTACCAAGTATGCTTGATGAAATAGAAATACAAAATTTAGATTTTGATTTAGAAAATGCTTTAACTGATGATGAAATATTTATGCGAGATGTTCAACCTCAAATTGATGATTATTACGCAGACATGGCTGCAAAAGAACCTAACATTGACAATGTTAATTCTTATTATGAAAGTTTAAATCAAGCAGACCAAGAATTAATTGATGCACATTATGAAAATATGATAGATGATGCTCAAACAATTAAAGTAAATGATGTACCAGTTACTGGTAAAGTAATTAAACAAACTATTAAAAACAGATTAAAAAAACTAGCAATAGGTGGAGTAGACGCTTTAGATATATATGAACTAGGTTTAATTGGTATGGCATTAGTAGAACCTGCTGTACAAAAAGCATTAAATCCTCTAATGCCTATGATAGTTCCCGGCTTTAAAGGTAAACTAGATAGTAAAACATATGGTCAACAAGTAATAGAAAACTTACAAACAACTGCTAAGATTTCTCCTACTGCTAAAGCAGCTGAAAAGTTTGCAGAAATGCCTGACCAAGGAGAGTACAACTCTTATAGTTGGGTAGGAAAGATGTTAGATAGATGAGCGAAATAACTTGGGGTCCTAAAGGTACACAACTAATTGTAGTTGAAGGTGCTAAATCAGATGAAGAAGGTAACTTAGTAGAAGGTAGCCGTATGGATACTGCATACTTTTTAGGGTATGAAGATGCTAATGGGACATTCTTTTTGTGGTCAGTACCAGAACAAGAACTATCTGTAGTAACAGATTTAGATGAAAACTTACAACGTGGTGCTTTAAAAGAAGCTGTAACTAATACACTTCCTAATAGAAAAGTACCGTTAGCTACATTTAATACATTAAGTATTAACAATCAAATAGTATCTGCAGGTAGTTATAACGAACTTAAATCTGATTTAACTAATTTAACTCCAGTACAAGGGTTTTTAAAAGATATGCAAACTATTGCAGATGAATTGTATTGGTGGAAAGATGGTAGCTATATAAACATGGTACAAGAAAACTATGCTGAAACAGGTAGCTATGAACTTAATGCTGCACAAATGGCAGGGTTTTTAAAAAAGTATGATATGTCAGAAGCAGAATACAATGCTGCTATTACTAGAGCTACAAATAAAAAAGGTTATGATGAACAAAAACAAACATATTACAATTCTGTAGTTGACCAAGTTACAAAACTAGGTGGAGAAATATCTGAAAAAGGTATGATGTATTTAGCCACACAATGGGTTAATGGTTTATATAACACGACTAGAGTTACACAAGAAATTATTGGTTACTTAGACCCATATTCTAATATGCCTGTATCAGAAGGATTTAAAGCTGCTGCAGGAGATGCTACACCTATACAAACTGGTGAAACTAAAGTACAAGAACTTTTAAACAAATGGCTACCTAAACACATGCACAATGAAATTAACATTGCACAAGTTGCAGGCGATATAAGAAACAAAGGTGGATACGAAGCAGAGTTTATTGAAGACTTAAAAGATAAAAGATTTGCACAATATGGTATGTATGAGAGAGACATTGCGTGGAACAATATTATAAATACTTATGTATCACAAGCTAGTGACATATGGGGAGTACAAGCAACTGTAGATGACCCAGTTATTTTAGATGCTGTACAAAGAAACAATCAAAGTGTATCAAGACAAGAACTTAAAAAGATTGGCTTAGAACGAGGATACCAAAAGACTGTGACAGATTTTGCTAGTGGTATGGCTGATGCATTTGGTACAGGCATAGTTAAATCTGCAGGATACTTGGAGGGATAATGGCAGCTATAGTAGAAGGTACAAACAATCAAGTAACTATTTATAAAAATGGTCAAGTACAAACTGCACAAGAGGGAAGACGTGAAGGTGAAAGTGCTTCTGAATTAAACAGAAAACTTGCTGATGGATGGAGTACAACTGCTCCTAGTGATGCAGGAACTAGTCAACCTGCTCCAAATACAGACGCAGCTATGGCAGTTGCAAGAAGTCTATTTAGTTTTTTTCCTGAAGCTGTATTAAAAGACTATGCAAATGCTTGGATTAAATATGATGATACAACATTAGCTATAGCTGAAGTTAGAACTAAACCTTCATGGAAAAAAGAGTTTGGTTTCTTACAAAGAGATGATGGTAGTTTAATTATGTCTGAAGCTGAAATGTTATCTACTAAAGCTAGTTACGCAGAAACATTAAGAGAAGTAGACATAACAGATATGACAGAATTTGAAAATAAATTTAATGAACTAATAAGTGGAGAAGTATCTGCAGCAGAGTTTCAACAAAGAGTTGACCTTGTATACAATCAAGTGGTAGACCAAATACCAGAAGTAGAACGTTTATATAGAGACCGATTTGGAATTGAATTAGACCAACCTACTATATTTGGTGCATTACTTGACCCAGACATATCAGATAAAGTACTTAAAGGTGACATACAAACTCTACAATTACAAGCACAAGCAAGTATTAGAGGGTTTACACAATCATTTGCTAGATTTGAAGAACTTAGAAAAGCAGGATTAACTACACAACAAGCAGCACAGGTATATGAACAAGCAACTGGCTTTATGCAAGCTGCATCTACAGTAGGTAGAGAAGTAGAATTAGAAACACTAGAAGAAGCAGCATTAGGTGACGTTACATCACAACAAAGATTACAACGTATTCAAGCTGAAATACAATCTGCAGGTGGTACACAACTAGGCGCAGCATCTACACAAACAGGCGAAGTAGTTGGACTTTTAGAAGATTAGTGTATAATAATATGTATAGCGTTGCGTGGTCCGCTTAAAGACCTGCAATCAGATTTTGGTCCTACGTCAAAATCTTGTACTTAAATTCGTAGAGTAAAGGACTTTAGCTAGAGCTACAGTAACTAAAGTCAAGTGTGGTCTGTAGTCCCACGTTAGACATCCACAGGGTCTAACTGCAAGGGTAATACTGTGAGGAGGTACGAAATGACAGATGACTATACAGATGCAGGCGAAGAAACTATTAATGAATCTTCCGGTGCTAAACAAATGCGTCAGAAAATTAAATCGCAAGAAGACGAGAATGCAGATTTAAAAGCTAAGTTAGCAATGTATGAACAGGAGAAATTAGAAACTGCTGTAACAGGAATTGGCTTAGACCCTAACGCAGGGTTTGGTAAAGCATTAAAGCAAGTGTATAAAGGAGAAGTAAATCAAGACTCTCTTTTAGATTTTGCAAAGCAAGAGTATGGCTATGAACCAACAGGTGTTTCAGGACAGGCACCACAACCAGTTCAGGAAGCTGTAATTCAAAGTGATGCACGCGCTAGAGTAGAAGCACTTGAAAGTAGTTCACAATCAGTTGTACCCAAAGATGCTTTAGAAGTTTTACAAAAGGTTGCGGAAAGCGGTAATACTAAAGACAGTATTAGAGCCAAACTCAACATAATGGAAGCTCAAAAGAATCTATAAAAATTTAGTATAAGTACGAGTAATTATGTAGGAGGTAATTATGGGCGTTATAAGTAGCCCTAATCCAATCTCAGCAAGTGAGATTAACAACTTTACAGGCGAGTTGTTCAAAGTCACACCACATAGAACTCCATTATTATCAGCATCCGGAGGACTTACCGGAGGAAAAGCTATCAATAGCACATTCTTCCAGTTCCAAACGATTGATAATGCTACAGTATCTTCCGTAACACCGGGAACAGAAGGTGGCGCACCTAACTATAATGGTCGCTCACGTTCTGCTATCCAAGGTGTACTTGAGATATTTCATGAAGCAGTACAGTTAACCTTTACTGCTCAAGCAGCTTATGGAGAGATTGTGCCGTTTGACTTGGCAGCGAACTATAAGAACAGTATTGACAAACTCGCATTAGAGGGTACTAACCCTGTTAATGATGAAATGGCTGAACAACTTCAGTTAGTTCTAGAGTTAGTCGCAAAAAAAGCAGAGTTCCAAGCATTTAATGGTACCTTTGCAGACGGAACAGCAGCTAGTAGGCAAATGAGGGGCTTAGATGCTCATTGTAACCTTACTGGAGGTAACGTTTATTTTAACGATGCTTCAGGCGATGGTACCGGTGCAGACCAAAAAATACATTGGGACACAGTAGCAGGTGCTATGAAGAAACTATATGATGCAGGCGCTCCATTAAGAGAACCAGTATTATTTATTTCTCCTGCAATGTTGTTGGACCTTAACAAAGAACTTGTTAACCCAACAGTATCAGGTGCTTTAACAGGCGGTATTCTACCTAGAGACAGAAATGTCGGAGGTGTTGACATTGACACTATCGTAACTCCATTCGGAGCTATGGGATTGGCTTTGTCTGACTACTTACCTGCTAACAAAGCATTTATTGTAGATATGGCATATGTTGCACCTATCTTCTTGAACATTCCGGGCAAGGGAACAGTCTTCATAAGAGACTTAGACCAAGCCGACAATGCAAGAATGGGTAAAGCAGTTTACATGGAAATGGGATTTGACTTCGGTCCTCCACAATACCATTGTGAAATTGCCGACATTGCTTAATAGATAAGTATTGAACTTTATGGGGGAATCCACCTTCCCCCTAAAGTTCTGCTAAAGTAGGAGATTATGAGTTTAAGTAAATCAATAGCTAAAAGTGTAACAATAGATGTATCTGCAGATGCTAACAATTCATCAGGAATAAGTACTGATGGTATGTTATTATCAGGAATTATTTTTCCCGGTACTATGACAGGTTCAGCATTAACAGTTGACTTTTCATTAGACGGAAGTACATGGTACGATGTTGTGGAAACAGACGGTACAGAAGTATCTTATACAATTACTGCAGGTGACGCAGTTAGAGTTGACCCTAGTGGTTGGGCTTTTGCATCATCAGGTTTTGTAAGAGTTACATCCGGAAGCACAGAAGCTGCAGACAGAAAAATAACATTAATATTTAGAGCTGCTTAAGGGGTATAAATGAGTACCACTATAGGAGACCTAGTAAATAGGGTTTATAGAGAATACCTTGAAGCACCTGACAATTTAGAAAGTTACTCTTATCTAACAGGTGGAATTGATTCAACTGCAACAACACTCGCATACGATGATAATTTGTTTTCTAGTGAAGAAGAAGATGCATTAGGTGCAGGAACAGTTATAGAAATTAATAAAGAATTAATGTATACAACTGCACTCAATACAGTTAACAATGAAATTACTGTAACTAGAGGTGCTAGAGGAACTACAAAAACTGCACATTCTGCAGGAGATATTATCAAAGTATCACCTACGTTTACAAGACAAGCTGTATATGATGCAATCGTAGACCAAATAGAAAATTTATATCCAACATTATTTGCTGTAGAAACACAAACAATAACTGCTAAAAGCGGTATTAATATATTAGATGGTGCCACAGATAATTACTTAGTTACACCAATCAAAGCTATATCACAATACACAGACTACGATGCAGGACAAGATGAAACAGGTTCACAATTTAGAGGTGTGTCTGTACAATTAGTTGACTTACCTAATCCATTTACATATACAAATGATGCAGGTTCTTCAGTTACACTTACCTATACAGGTGGTCCGTCTGTAGTACACGCGTTACAAAATTTTGGTATATCTTCTGGTAAAACAATGTACATATCTTTTAAAAAGAAATTTGTAGAACCTGCAGATGAGACAACAACATTAGCTGCTGTTGGTTTAGAAAATGAATATGAACCAATTATTATGGCAGGAGTTGCTGCACAAATGGTTGCAGGAAAAGATATAGGTACATTAGATGCTAAATATCTTACTGACCAGTTAGCTGTACAAAATGCACCTATAGGTAGTTCTAATCAAATAAGAAATAGTTTATTACAATATCAACAACTGCTTATACAACAAGCTAGAAAAGATTTAAGAGCTAGGTTTCCAGAACCTGTATCAATGAATAGCATCAACTATCCGGGTGCATAATGCCTAGAGTTGCAACAACATCTATAGTTAGTAAACCTAAACAATACGGATATGACATTAAATTAGACGATGTATTATTAAGAACTGCTATTGGTCCTAATGTACAAATGACTATACAATCATCCGAAGTAGAAGAAGCAGGTATTAATGTTAAACAAAATCCTGAAGACTTTACTTCAAACCTTGGTCGTATATACTCTAGAAATAATTTTAGGTCAGGTCAGGGATTAGATACAGCACATAGAAGTAATGGTCAACCTGATGATGTAAACAGATATTGGGATAGTAAAGGTGTTGATGTATTTCATGCAGATGATGAAACTTCTTATCACGTACACTTACTACATCAGACAGCTGATGTTAATGTACGAGGAGCAAGTACACAATTTGCGGGTACAAATAATTATATAGCACAAACTACAGATGGTAAATTATGGGTAACAGATAACACAAGTGTTTATTACTCTACAGATGATGGTGACAACTGGATAGAAATAAACAATACAACTAACAACGCAACACATAACTTTACAGGTATAGCTGCTTTTGGTAATAGTTTATTTCTTACAACAGCTAATGGTACATCCGGGTCACAATTAATTGAATATGATGGTTCTTCTTGGACTGTACGTACTACTGCACAATCAAGTTCTGGTGGTTTAACTGGTATATGGTTTGTTAAAAGCAGACTATGGATTACAGGTAATGATGGTACTGCTGAATACATATGGGAAGCTAGTCCGTTTAACAAAACATGGTCTGCTTCTGATTTACAAGATGCAGATAGCATAGTAGAAGTAGAACCTACACATGAGTTTACAAGCATTATTGATGGTGGAGCTGCTGTATTAGCAGGAAGTACTGATGGCAATGTTTATTCTTTTAAATTAGTAAGTAGTGTATTTGTTAATCAAGGACAAACAAAAATACCTTTTGAACAAGTACATAGTTTAGCTGCATCAGAAGGAATTATATTTCTTGGAACTAAAGAAGAAGGTGGTAATTCTACAGGTGTAGGTCGTTTATACAGAACACAACTTGTAGCTGTAGATGATTTATATGTATTAGCTAATAGACAGCTAGTTAAAGAATGGATATATGACAGTATAGATGCAACACCACATGCCATGTTTGTTAGTCGTGATAGTGTATACATGGGTGTAAAAGAAAATACTAATGAAGTAAATTTGTGGCGATACTACTTACCAACAGGTGGTTTGGCTAGAGATTTAAGTTACACAGGTACAGGATTAATGCAAGGAGTAACACAAGCAGACGCTAAATTTATTGTTTCTCTATCAGGTAATGACATTTATAAAGAACAATCTACATATGTATCTGAAGGTTATCTATTAATGTCAGCAGCAGATTTCTTTACAGCAGAAGAAAAACAATTTGTTGGTGCAGAGATATCTACATTTGCATTACCGATAAACACAGAAGTAGATTTAAAATATTCTACAAAGTTTGAAGATTTAGATACACCAGAAGCAGCAACATTTGCTACAGCTATAACACAAGTGTCTGGTGTAGGAGATGTAGAAAAACAAATAGCAGAAGTTTCACGATATATTATAGGTAAAATAATACTTAAAAGTATAGACAATATAGATACTCCTAAAGTCAAGTCTGTACAATTTCGTGCATTAGCTAGACCAGAATTAGTAGTAGCACAAATACCTATAAATATTTCTGATAGAGTAGAGAGACCTAATAGAAAACCTTTGAAAGTAAAAGGTTTAGGAGATGTATTGTATGCTTCTCTAAAAGCAAAAGAAGGTACTTCTGCTACATTAGAAATATTTGAACCACGTGAAATAATACGTGGTGTAGTAGAAAGAATAAGCTATCCAATACAAACTAATGAAGTACTAGGAAGTGATACACAATATGCTATCATTACTGTACGTGGTACTAGACAACCTACGTTTGACGATGTAACATCTATTAACGTACCGGGTATTGCAGCTTATGGTATAATGAGGTTCGGAGCATAATGGCAGATAGACAAACACAGATAGTAAACTTTTATGAATCAACTATTTCTGGAAGTATTTTAGCTAGTGCTGCAACATCTTTTACTGTATCATCTGCACCTACTACTAACGGTACAACAGTAATTAATGCTACTATTGGAACACCTGATACATGGTTTTATTTAGTTATAGACCCAGACAACTCTGGTGCTAGAGAAGTTGTCGTAGTTAAAGCATCTGCATCAACAAGTTTTACAACAGTTTTAAGAGATGTAGAAGGCAGATATGGTGGTACACCACCTAATCATCAAGTAGGAACAACTGTACGTATGTCTGTTGTGCATCAACAAATAGAAGATGTTAACGATAGAATAGACGCAGTTAAAGTTACTGCTGACGGTGCAATACAAACATCTTTATTACAAGATGATGATAGTTTTGGAAGTCCTGCTGCTACAAAAGTAGCTAGCTCAGAAAGTATTAAAGCATACACAGATGCACAGATTGCAGCATTACCTACAGGTGTAAGTCTTGGATTAGTTCTTGCTCTAAGTTAATGGGTATATTATTAAATCTCAAAGAAGGTAAAGTTGCTAAAGAGTTAGAGTCTGGTATA